CCACCAACGCGAGAGCCCGTTTGCACCATGTTATCGACCAGCGACATCAATGCAGGAGCTGCACCCGTGTTATATGGCAAAGGCATCAATGCATCGCCAATCTTCAAGCCGCCCGTCTTCACCAGCGCAGCGCCGCCGGGAGGAATGCGGAAAATGTTTGTGTTCTGACGCGCGCCAGTGTCGGCCATCAAGAAGCCGGGGAAGTTGGCATACATGCCAGCGTCCAGCATTTCACGCCATGCAGCGGTGACAGCATTTGTCGTATTACCAAGGATGTGCAGGAGGCCAATGTCATAGAAGCCCATGCCCGGCACAAAGGTGTACTTCACAAAGTTGACGCGAGCTGTTGGCAGCTCTTTCGTTTCTTCGTCGTAGTTGCGAACAATCGACAAGATTTCTTTGGTTGAGACATCAATCGTCACGCGATACGGGATCTCAAGGCCGCTATGTTTGCCTTTATACTTGTGCTCAAAGCCGCTGATATCCAGCTCACAATAGCACTCGTAGATTTCACGATCACGGTCTTCAGGATTAAACGTCTCTTGGCTGATGCCTTGCTGATCGTTCTTAATGCGCTTCACTGCATCAAGATCAACAGGCTTGGGCGTTGAAAGATCAACGTCACGATACACACCAAGGATTTGCAAGCGGCGCACCGTCGATGGGCGCATCATGACGCGATGCGTAATGCGCTTAGCGTTGCGAAGATCTGTAGCGCCATTGTTGACGATGAGGTCATCAGCATCAACCGACTCGCTCACAGGGCGATTGCGCAGCGGGCAGAAGTAAACCTTCTTGAAGCTTGTTCCACCGAAGCCCAGCATCAACAGCATGCGGTCAGTATCGGGATAATACTCGCTCGCCACCGCTGTCAGATAGTGATTGAGATCCTTTTCAAGCGCGTTAGCAAACGTGTCTTGCTGGATAGTTGCGCCGTTGGCGTCATTGCGCACTTTCACAGGGCCATCAGTCGGCAGCATTTCACTGCGAGCATTAGCCTGAAAACGCAAAACCGCTTCGAGGAGAAGCGGATGACGAACCTTGCTCATACCTTCAACGGGAGCGCCGTCTGTAGCGCCTTGGAGGCCGGGGATTTCAACCTTCAAGCCAAGAAGCTTGATGCCTTGCGCGCGGTCCTCAATCCATTCTTTGCGGCTTGTGATGTCATCATCGATGCCGCGCAGAAGTTCATCAGCAATACGGACAAGCTCACCCTCATCAATCTCATCTACGAGATTGCGAAACCATTCTTGGGCTTTCTCTGCCGTATCGTCTTTCTCTCCAAGACCTTTGCCATTGAGAGAGATCGTCACAGAACCATCTGGATGCTCAATGCGAAGGATCTCACCGTTGTCGCCTTGGTCAATCTCCGGACCACCTTCATCGATCATGACCTGAAAGTCATCGTCAGGTGACGGCGCAACTTGCTGATCGACAGAAAAGATCTGACGAATGTTTGGCTTCAGGCCCGGCGTCATCGGCATGAGTTAATTTCCTTCAACAGGCAGCTTCTCCATCTCTTCAACGAAGCGACGAATGCCTTCTTGAGCGGCCATTGTATCGTTTTTTGCCATGATTTCATAGACGCGCACATAATCGTATGGAGCCTTGCCCCACACCTCGACGCGAAAATTTCCAATCCTGACGGGTGTTGCGGGCTTCAACACATCAACAACCGCACTTGCCAGAACCTGTTTCATCTAATCCCCCGGTGGTGCCGCAGGCAGGAGTCGAACCCGCGACCTTCGCTTTACAAAAGCGTTGCTCTACCAACTGAGCTACTACGGCTCACCGGGGATTATATCACAAAACTGGAGCGGGCGATGGGGTTCGAACCCACGACATTCTGCTTGGAAGGCAGAAGCTCTACCTCTGAGCTACACCCGCGATAGATAGTATCTATCTAACTATCAGTAGCAGTTAGTGTTGCACTGAGAGCCGTAACAGCATGTGGTGCAAGTTGTATAACGACCATTCACATAATAGGTGTGCGTGGTGCATTGAGCCCAAGCAACAGTTGGGATGATAACGCCAGCGGCAAATGCCAAATAGATCATAAGTTTGCGCATGCTCTTTCCCCTTCGTAAGTGCTGCATTGCTGTTAAGTGATAACTTGCTTTTAGACTGCGTACAAGGGAGCGGGCGGCGCACCTGTGTGCTGCATTTGCGACTCGATCTCAGCCGTCCACTCAGGCCCACGCACCAGCAACCCTGTTTCGCGCAGATGTCTCAATGCCATACTGACGGTATCGACCAAGTCATCGTTCTTGCCCTTGGGGAAGATCTCGCACTGCTTGATGACGTTGTCTGCCCACGCACGGTCAGGCGCATAGATCAAACCTTCAGCGAACAAATGCGCAATCGAATGCACACGCGCCAACTTGTCTTGTGCTTTCGGATCTACAAGCTGCACAGCAAAGTCTACATGGTTGAAAAGCCTACGCAATTCCTGCGAGACGCTGATGCCTGCGGCTTTGTTTTCCACCAGCAACTTGTCAACCTTATACTTGCGCATGGTCTCTTCGACCTTCACCACAAGCTCATGCAGCTCAAGCCTTTCCTGCCACGCATAAAGCATCATGACCTTGGGATGCTCTTCCGTGTATGTGCGGCGAACGGCGCTCACCAGATCCCCGTCAGGCGTGATCTGTCGCGTAGCAACCGCAGTCTGGTCGCCACCGCTGAAGACGCCCCAGACAGTCATGGCGCTGAAATCGTTTTCTGTCTTAGTCGTATAGGCAGTGTCGAGTGACGCGATGACATATTCGAGCGGCGGGAACTTCTCGCGCTCCCACAGCACCCACCAGTCGCGCTTGATGACACCACCACCGCGAGGCGCAGGCTCCTGTTGGAACTGCCCGGCTGTCGCATAAGGCCCCATGGCGCGCTCGTCACGCTCCACGATCTCCAGCGGGAAACGCTCAGGGAACAATAGCTCCCCATCAGTCTCGCGCGGGTCTTCATAGCCCAGTTTGGTCGGCATGGCCCTCACAGGGTCATAGCGCATGGGCAGCATGATGTGATCGTAGCCAAGGCCCTTGTCGAGGATCACGCCCGACACATCGTCTTGATGCAGGCGCTGCATGATGACTACGATAGCAGACCTAATAGGGTCATTGAGGCGGGTCGGGATAGCTTCGAGGAAGGTAGTCACCTCCGTCTCGCGCTGCGTCTCAGAGGCCGCGCTATCCACGCTGTGAGGGTCGTCGATGATAACCCGGTCACCACGGATACCCGTGAGGCTGGTGATGGCTGTAGCGATGCGGAAACCGCCCGCGCTGTTCTGGAAGTTCAGCTTCTCGTTCTGATCCTTCGCAAGGTTCACACGCTCGCCCCAACGCTCCTGATACCATTCGCTGGTGATGAGCTGACGCATGCGGCGGCTGTCACGCGCTGACAGGTTCTCAACCTTATGCGCAGCGCAGACATAGCGCAGATGCGGCATGTTGCGTGGACCCCATTCCCATGAAGGCCAGAAGACGTTGACGATAAGAGACTTCATAGTGCCGGGTGGCACGTTGCAGAGAAGGCGGTTGTAGAGAGAACCATCTTCCATCCGCTCGCCATTGGTGATGGCTTCCAGATGCTCACAGATGAAGTCGATGTGCCAGCCATGAACATACCGGATGCCCGGCTCAATCACATGCCATGCCTGCCTAATGAACTCTGCCAACGAGTCTTCAGCATCAGCCCGGTCAAGATCGAATAGCTGTTGAGCTATCGGGATCTTCTGGCCCTCTAGATCTATCAGCTTCATTTACTAGCCCTCGCCCACTTGCGTGTAGGCAGACGAGTGAACGCAAGATAACGCTCACCCGTGCGGGTATCTTCCCAACAGTCAAGGTAAGCCCTGACCTGATGTGAGATGCGGGCTGTAAAGATCAAGTCCCCATCAGGCTCTTCATAGCAATAGCCGTTCGCGTCATCTAGCTCCGGGCGACGAAGCCAGCCGAACGTGTAATGCCATCCGCTTGTGATAAGCCTGTGTGTCATACTGACAGTATATCATACTTCACGCGATTCTATCAGAGCTGTCAGCCTGTCTCTATCAACAGGCAGGAGCTGATAGCCAAAGCCCCACAGAGTCTGAATCTCAACCCCGTGCTTTGCCAGCCGCTTACGAAGCTTGCAGATGGCGACCTTGGTGCGGTTCATGACAAGACCCTCATCACCACCGCGCCAGCCTTTGCCGTTAGCCTCTGTCACCCTGTCTAGTTGTGCCTGAGAGCATACACCGCCGTTTGAATTGTAGAGCATGTAGAGAATGCATGAGAGCTGCGCAGACAAACCAAGGAAGCCAACGAACGGGTTCTTGATAGGCCGCAGATCACGCTTGAGCTGATACAACTCTTCTTCAAGGTAACCTATACGCTCGCGTAACGATTTGACCTCAGAAAGCTCGCAGTTCATCACTCCGCTCCTTTGTGTCGGTCCCACATCACCATGATGAATTGTAGCACTGATATGATTGCACCGGATACTAGCAAGCATCCAACTACGATGAGCAACAGCTCAAGAACTACGATCATCTTTCTTCTCCACTGCAAGCGCGGCAGGCAAGCCCATCATCTCGCGATAGCAATCGTCGCA